ACTACTGGAAGTTTTGGATGGGTTAACGGTATTAAGGATTCACAGGTGGTTTTCCACCCAGATCCAAGTGGGAGGTTTAAAGTTAGCTGGGTGCCACCAGCTTATTTACAGAATAAACAAATAATAAAAAATGGTATTAAGTTCCCAGGGAATGATCATATTGGCGCGTTTGGGTGTGATAGTTACGATATTAGCGGTACTGTCGATGGCAAAGGGTCCAAAGGATCGCTCCACGGATTAACTAAGTTTTCTATGGAAGACGCGCCACCAAGTGCTTTTTTCCTAGAATATATAGCGAGACCACAAACCGCGGAGATGTTTTTTGAAGATGTATTAATGGCGTTAGTGTTTTATGGCATGCCTTTACTTGCAGAGAATAATAAACCTAGATTACTATATTATTTACGCCGAAGAGGTTACAGAGGATATAGCATGAATAGACCAGATAAAACTTGGAATAAACTATCAACAGCTGAAAAAGAAGTTGGTGGTATACCAAACTCAAGTGAAGACATCAAACAAGCTCACGCTGCTGCTATCGAGATGTACATACAGAGTCATGTAGGTCATCTTGGCGATGGTAATTATGGTACAGTTTATTTTAACGAATTACTGAACGATTGGGCTAAGTTTGATATAAATAAAAGAACTAAGCACGATGCTTCTATAAGTTCTGGTTTAGCTATTATGGCTTGTAATAGACATTTATACGCTCCGAACGCTACAGTAGAAAGACAACCACTAAACCTAAATATATCAAAATACAACAACAAAGGATTTAATTCCCAAATAATAAAGTAAATATGGCTGAGTCAGTACATGTTAATTTCCCAAAGCAAAACGTTAGCGATGACGAGAAGAACTCTATTGAGTACGGAGAGAAAATCGCTAAAGCTATAAGTGCTGAGTGGTTTAGTAAAGAAACTAGCGCTAGTAGATATACTACTAACGTAAATAATTTTCATAAACTTAGACTATATGCTAGAGGCGAGCAGTCTATTCAAAAGTATAAAGATGAGTTGTCTATCAATGGTGATTTGTCTTACCTTAACTTAGATTGGACGCCTGTGCCTATTATATCTAAATTTGTAGATATAGTTGTTAATGGTATAGCTGAAAGAACATACGATATAAAAGCATTTTCCATAGATGCTAGCGGATCAGAAAAGAGGAACAACTTCATGGATAGCGTCGCGGGCGATATGCAGATGCAAGGTTTTGATGGAACGATGATGCAGGAATTAGGCGTTGACACTACTCAAAGTGGTATGCCATCTTTACCTGAGTCAAACGAAGAGTTACAGCTGTATATGCAGTTGCAGTATAAGCAGGCTATTGAAATAGCGGAAGAGCAGGCTATTAGCGTTTTATTGGAAGGAAATAATTACGAGTTAATTAAAAAAAGGTTTTTTCAAGATTTAACTGTTTTAGGTATTGGAGCAGTTAAGACAGGGTTTAACAAATCAGAAGGAGTCATAGTTGACTATGTTGATCCTGCTAATATTGTTTACTCGCATACTGAATCGCCTTATTTTGAAGACATATACTACGTAGGTGAAGTAAAAGCCATACCGATAAACGAGTTGGTTAGAGAGTTTCCTGATCTGTTAGACAGCGAAATTGACGAGATAATTAGCAAGAATAATAAAAATAACACATACTCGTATAGTTCACGTGACAGTCTTAGAGATGACAACATTGTACACGTACTTTATTTTAACTATAAGACTTACAATAGTGAGGTTTATAAAATTAAAAAGACTGGTAGTGGCGGTGATAAAGCTATAAGAAAAACCGACAAGTTTAATCCACCAGAAAATATGGATGGTAACTTCACTAGAGAGGCTAAGAAACTAGAGGTTCTGTACGATGGAGTTATGGCTTTAGGTTGCAATAAAATGCTTAAGTGGGAATTGTCTAAAAACATGATACGTTCTAAGAGCGATTTTAACAAAGTTAAAATGAACTACAGTATAGTTGCTCCTAGGATGTATAAAGGTAGAATTAAAAGTTTAGTTAGCAGGATAACGGGATTTGCCGATATGATACAGCTTACGCACCTCAAGCTTCAACAGGTTATGTCTAAGATGGTTCCAGATGGTGTTTATCTAGACGCAGATGGATTAGCTGAGGTTGATTTAGGTAATGGTACTAATTATAACCCTCAGGAAGCTCTAAACATGTTCTTCCAAACGGGTAGCGTTATAGGTAGAAGTTTCACTTCTGAAGGTGATATAAATCCTGGTAAAGTGCCTATCCAAGAAATACAATCAAGTAGCAAAGGTGCTAAGTTGCAATCTTTGATACAGACATATAATTACTATCTGCAGATGATCCGTGATGTAACGGGTTTAAATGAAGCTAGAGATGGTAGCACACCAGATAAAAATGCTTTAGTTGGAATACAAAAAATAGCTGCGGCTAACTCTAATACAGCTACGAGGCATATACTACAAGCTGGATTGCTTCTTACAGCTGAAACAGCTGAAAAACTGTCATTAAGAATATCTGACGTTATAGAGTACTCACCTACTAAAAAAGCTTTTATCGAGTCAATAGGTCATCGCAATGTGGCTAAGCTAGAGGAAGTATCAGAGTTACACTTGCATGACTTCGGTATTTTCATAGAGCTATCTCCTGACGAAGAAGAAAAGCAGTTGTTAGAAAACAATGTTCAAATGGCTCTTCAGCAAGGAGGTATTGAGTTAGAGGACGCTATAGATATTAGAGAAGTAAAAAACCTAAAACTCGCCAACCAATTACTAAAAATAAGGCGTAATAAGAAAATAGAGCGTGACAGGCAGCAACAACTAGAAAACATCCAAGCTCAAACACAGTCTAATCAAGCGGCTGCTCAAGCTTCAGCTCAAGCGGAGGTTCAAAAGCAATCAGCTATAACGCAAAGCAAAGTTCAACTACTTCAAGCTCAATCACAAGCTGACGCCCAAAAGCTACAGTTAGAAATGGCTGCTAAAAAAGAACTTATGGGACTTGAGTTTCAGTACAACATGCAATTAAAAGGTATCGAGGTTGGAGGGCTTAGGGATAGAGAAAAACAAAAAGAAGATAGAAAAGACGAAAGAACCAAGATACAGGCTTCACAACAAAGTGAACTTATAGATCAAAGAAAAAGCGGAAAACCGCCTAAAAAGTTTGAATCCGCAGGTAATGATACTATAGGTGGTGGGTTTGGCTTAGAAGCCTTTGGAGCACAGTAGATTATTGAATAACTATTATATTATATATTATGGAAGAAGTTGAAAACAAAGAAGTGATTGAAGAAGTCACCCAAGAAACACCTCAAGAAGAGGTTGCTGAGGAGCAAAAACCTGAAGTAGATTTAAGTAAATTTGAAAGTAAAGATGACCCAGATGTCATTAAAGTAGATTTAAGTAAACCGCTAGAAACAGAATCAGAACTAGAAACAGCAGATGAGATCGAAACTCAATCCGAAGAGATCGTCACAGAAGTTACACAAGAAGAAGTCGATAATACAGAGGTACCAACCCTTGAGGAAGTTACCGATGAGGAAGCTGTCACAGAAGAAGACGTAATAGAAGCTGTCGTAGCTCAAGAAGAGCTAGGTAAAGAAATACCTGAGAACGTTCAGAAGTTATTAGACTTCATGGATGAAACAGGTGGAGATTTAGAGGATTATGTCAAACTTAACAGAGATACTAGCGGTTTAAACGATCAACAAGCGTTACGCGAGTATTACGAACGAACTAAACCGCATCTAGCTTCAGATGAAATCGATTTTCTTATAGAAGATAGGTTTTCATATGATGAAGATATAGATGACGAAAGAGATATTAAACGTAAAAAATTGGCCCTCAAAGAGCAAGTTGCCGAGGCCAAGACCTACTTAGACGGGCAAAAGTCTAAATACTACGAAGAGATTAAAGCTGGAAGCAAGCTCACAGGTGAGCAGCAGAAAGCAATTGATTTCTTCAACCGATACAATAAAGAGTCAGAGCAGACTAATCAAGCTGTCAAACGTAGTAGTGATGTTTTTGAACAAAAGACTAATAATCTTTTTAACGACAAATTCAAAGGTTTTGAATACAACGTCGGAGAAAAAAAAATATCGAT